TATCTCCTCTAAAAATTGTTTTACAAGCTTAAGACCTAAGCCCGCACCGGTATAAATTCCACTGTAGGACGCATTGAGTTTGTTAAATCGTTCAAAAACAAAGTCTTGTTTATCTTTCGGTATGCCGATACCGCTGTCATCAATCGTAAATTGAGCGATACCCTTTGTATCACTCTTGGGAATCCATTTAAGCGAAATATGAACGTGACCTTTGGACGTAAATTTAAGCGCGTTTGATATGAGATTGATTAAAATTCGCTCGGTTCTTACATAATCGCCTATTAAATGGCGAGGGGTGCTTACGTCCATAGAGACATTAAAATCAATGTTTTTGGTGTTGGCGGTCGTTCGCATCATGCGATAGACCTCGTCTAGCATTTGCGATATATCAAATTTTTTATCGATGATGGGTAATTCGCCACTTTCTAACTTCACGTAGTCTAAAATTTCGTTTAGGTGATTAAGTATAGAGCTTGAGGATTTATGAATATCGCCTAGATATTGTTTTTTAGTAGCGTCTTCCTCGGTGCTTTCTAAAAATTCGGAAATGGTTAATATCCCGCTGAGTGGGGTTCTGAGGTCATGCCGCATATTGCACAAAAACTGGGTTTTCGTTTTATCTGATAACTGAGCGGCTTCCAATGATTTTTCAAGCTCAAATTCAAGTTTTTTGCGGTCGGTGATATCAACGGCAAGGATAACCGCACCTATTATTTTGCCATCTTTAGCCTTGATAGGGCTTTTCATACTCAGAAAATAGACGGGTTCGCCATTTTCTTTTGTAAGGATTTCTTCGGCGGTGATTGAGTTCCCAGTCTTAATGACTTCTTGAGTAGTTTCCCATAATGGTTGAGATGAAAACTCCAAATGATGTTTTCCTATAATATCGTTAACATCAGTCATATTGAAAAAATCTAAAATTTCTTTATTACACCCTAATACATACCCCTTATCATCTACCCATAAAAAATTTACATGAAATAAGTTAAATAACGATTCAAAGCAGATATCCCTAGAGTACTCAAACAATTCCATTGATTGCATCATAAAATTATTCCTTTAATGACTAATTAAGTGGTTTCTATTTTATAAATTAAGTCTTTAATTCATTTGTATTGTTGTAGAACAAGGGCAAAATTTCATTGGTAGTGAATTTAACCAGAGACTCAATTGCTTTCTTTTGTTCTTTTTCAGGCAATATTTTGAGCGACTTTTCAATAAATTCAGCAAATTCTATCCGGCTTTGTTCTGCTGTTTTAACGTCCGTAAAATCTGTTTGTTTAGGAGGACTACCATTTTGCTTAGGAGGACTACTATTAAATACAGGACTAAACGAGTTTCTATTGTTTATGTACGAAGATTCAGCCGGAAAATAATATTGTTGTGGGCTTCTCCACATGGGAGGGAAATCAAGACCTACGGGAATATTCCCATAAGGAATAAGGTTAGGTTGGACATGGTTATTTTGAACTACAGTTTGTTTTTTTGGCGTAAAATTAAATTGGGTAAAATGTAATTCATCCATAAAGCCAGGGGGTACAAAGTTTGTATTTTGCTTAATATCGCGAATTGCTGGCGGTAAGGGGTTTTTATATAACTGATAATTAAAACGCTTAGACGCTGCAAACTTGTGAAATGCGCATTCTTCAAAAAGATATTTTTTAAGCAATACGGTTTGGTGGGTAGGGTCGGTTATTTTCGCGTCATTACTTATTTTACTAAGTTCTTGTCGAACTCTGCCGTCTACATCTGACCTAAATTTTGTATTTTCTTTGTAAAAAATTTCAACGTCTTTAACTGTCTTTTCATACTCAGACCAGTTTAAAAATTCATCCCACGTTAAGATTGAAAGGTTTTTGGATTCTTTTAATTTGGTTAATGATTCGGCGTTATCCTCTTGCCACATCTTTGCCATTTCCTGGCATTTAATCGTCGCTTCTTCTTCCGTTAAACCGTCTTTAATCATAAGACGAAAGCGTTGCAGGTTATCGGCTAAACACAAAGTAATTTTATCAGCGTTTTCAGTAACGACCACATCATTGACCATTTCGGCAAACTCGAATTTGGTTTGAGCTTCTGGGGTGATGTCTTGAATAAGGCTAATAACCCATAAAATATGGCTATTTTTGCGAACGGGTTGACTCAATGGCATTTTTTTAATCTCCTTTAACGATTAATCCATTAAAGAAAATACAAAAATCCCTTTGTATTTGATGTGAGGTGTAAATATAGGCAAATTTTGTCAGTTAATCAACTAACCCAGAGTATATGTAAATTTTTGGTGGTTTGTAAGGTTTGTGTTACATTTTGCGAAGTTTTAATCAATGAATGAGTCTTTTTAACCTAACAGGGAGTAAATTTCATGCCTTCGCCAATAAATGTTAATGAATATTTTTATGAAATGCTATTAGAAATAGTAGGAGATGAAATTAAAACAGACATCGAAAAAGAAAGAGAAATTGAAAATATTATAATTGATGAATTGATAAATGAAGGAATTTTGAAAAAAGAGGACAAACGCTCTGAAGAAAATGACAAACGAAGGGAAGAAAACAGAAAATACCGCGAAGAATTTGACACCCGAATGGAAGAAGGTCAAAAACGAATGGAAAAACTTTTAAAAAAATATGATAAAACTGATAAAGAAATTATAAACGTTAATGAAATTAAAATTATTAAACATGAATTAATAACCCAAAAAACGGTAATTGAGTCATTACAAAAAATGATTTTTGAGTTATTAAAAAGAATTGAAAATTTGTTAAATAACAAAGAAGTGCAAAATAGTGATAATTCTGTAAATATACAAATGGAAGAAATAACAAAACCTAGACAATTAGGTTTTTTTTAAATTACTTTTAGAGGAATATTTATGGAATCTATGAACGTAGAAGAAATAAAAGACGAAGATTTTATCCCATCTTTACTCGAGATAAAAAAAACTTATGAGTTGTATGTTGGTGAACCTACCTCTAATGTTTCCACTGTTGTGAGTCAATCCATAGTCGGTGATGGATGGCAAATGATTGAAAATAATATGTCAAAAGCGACGATTGAAGGCACTAATTTGTTAACATTAGAAAGTCATTATGAAAAATTGTATAGAAAATATGGTGATTTACAATGTGCGTATGATTTATCGGGAAAAATGGCAAATAAAGAAATTTTTGAATGGAAAAAAATAGTGGCTATTCAATATGACAAATTGGAAACAACAGAAAAAAAGCTTGAAGAAACAGAAAAAAGAATGGTAGAAAAAGATAAAATACATCAAGAAGGGATTGATATTCTGAAAAAAATAGCTCAAACAAACATAAAAGAAGCAAATAATTTAAAAAAAATTGATGAAGAAAAGATTCAGAAGATTCAACAACTCGAAACGGGTATTACAGAAAGAGATAATTGCATCAAAGTATTGGAAAAAGCGTTAAATGAAAAAGATGAAAGGATAAAAAAGCTAACAACAATTAATTTTCCACCGGAAGCCACAAAGATATTACCTAGAACTATTAAAAGCACATGTAAAGGATTTGTACAAACTTTTTCTAAAATTACCGAAAAAGAAAAAAGAGAAAATTATTTAAAATCATGTACTTATTACTCAAGTCGTGGATTTGGTTATGGTGAATTTTTTACAGCTTTAAGGAATAATAAACGTTTTATCAATGGGCGCGGCACACCCGATACGTTGGGGTCATTTGTAAATTTAGTATCAGATAAAACACCGTTAATTATTGCCGCAGAAGATGGAAATATAACAGCGGTTAAAGAATTGATAAAAGAGGGGGCATGTCCAAATTACATTGATAGAGATTATAAAACTGCTTTGGATTATGCAGATGAAGGCGATAGTTTTCAACATGAAGAAGTTGCTAATTTCTTAGAAAATAATGGAGCAAAAAAAGCTAGATATTTGTTTAATTTAAAAAATAATTAGTACCTAAAAAGGAAAAAGCCACGGATGGCTACTCCAATTGACCACGAAAAAGAAGCTCAAGCCGCTAAACTGCGTGGCTCATTATTGGAATTTACCCGTTATTTTTTTGAATACATCACGGGTAGGCAGTTCATCATATCAGTACCGACGTGTCGAGAATCCCATCATATCACTTGTTGCCGTGCCTTAACTTCGGTTAGACGGCTTGAAGTTCTACGCGAAATCATCAATTTACCCCCTGGTTGCGGCAAATCCACACTTGCCAGCATGTGGGCTGCGTGGGGATGGGCGAGTTACCCCGATGCCAATTACCTTTATATCTCTTACTCACATGAATTAGCGGCTAAGCACACGGCTTTCATTCGTTCAATTGTTGCCTCCAAAATGTACCGTTATTTGTTCGACGTGGAACTAGACCCCGACAGTCGCGCCAAGGATGCCTTTAAAACGACCGCTGGAGGCTCAATTAAGGCGTTTGGGTCTGGGGGTGCTATCACTGGGCAAGATGCGGGTTTACCTGGCTTAAATCGATTTACTGGCGGCGTAATCTTAGATGATGCCCACAAGCCCGATGAGGCGCACAGTGAAACCATCCGCCAAGGTGTCATTAATAACTACGATGAAACCATCCGGCAAAGATGCCGTGGGGTAAATGTACCAATTGTTTATATTGGGCAACGGGTACATGAAGCCGATTTGACAGATTTCTTTTTAAGCGGCAAAGACGTAGACGAATGGCACGCTACGATACTTAAGGGATTGGATGAGGCAGGAAATGCCCTTTATCCTGAAATGATGCCAAAAGAGAAGTTACTCGCCTTACAAGAAAAATCCCCGTATGTGTTCGCTAGCCAATACCAACAAAACCCATTGCCGGCAGGGGGTGGGCTATTTAAACCAGAGTGGTTTGTTTTACTGGATGAAGAGCCGGTTTGCCACACCACTTTTATTACAGCCGATACCGCAGAAACGAATAAATCCTGGAATGATGCAACGGTTTTCAGTTTTTGGGGGGTCTATGAAATTGAAACGATGGGCAGAAAGACGGGCGAAATTGGGTTGCATTGGATTGATTGCATGGAAATTCGTATAGAACCCAAGGATTTAAAAGAAACCTTTATGGATTTTTACGCTAGTTGTGTGCGCTATCCCAAACCCCCTTTGATGGCTGCCATTGAAAAAAAATCAACGGGGGTAACGCTTGTTAGTGTCCTTCAGGAATTGAGAGGCATGCAAATTAGGCAGATTGAACGAACGATTGCATCGGGTAGCAAAACGCAACGATTTCTTGAAATTCAACCTTTTATTGCTTCTAAACGCATTTCATTTACCAGAAATGCAAAACACCGTGAAAGTTGCATTAGTCATATGAGCAAAATAACCGCTAACGAAACCCACCGACACGATGACATTGCCGATACGTTATCAGATGCTATTCGTATCGCTTTAATTGAAAAAACCATATATTCTAATGATGGTAGAGAAGAGGAAATGGACAAGATTTTAGATAGTATGAATCAGTCTTTGGAAAGGAAACTAAAAGCCAGGATGGCGCAATATGACGGATATCGCTAAAAAGCATACCGATAGGCTCGTTGAGCTTAAAAAATCAGTTGAGGAAGCCCAAGAATATTTTCGTGACAATGTACAGCGTTACGAAAAGTTTATGAAGTTTGTGTTTAAAACTTCACTCAATGACATGGAAGATGGAACGCTAGCCGATAGAGGCATGCCGACTATCGAGTTCAATATCCTTGAAGCTTACATTTCCAGGCTTCGCGGGGAATTTGCCAAGCAACAACCCTCCCTTACGGTACGCGCCGCTGATGGCGTACCGCTTTCAATGCTTAATAAAGAGTTCACAGCCACCCTCGAAGTGGTTGAAGCCCATTTGCGTGCCATTTTCTTTGACGGCGCAAATGACATGCTCGAATACAACATCTATTCGGATTTGTTAGCGGGTGGTTTTTCGGTTCTTAAGGTTTATACCGATTACATTAATGAAATGAGCTTTGAGCAAAATATTTGCATTGAGCGAGCATTTGACCCCACTTTGTGCGTATTTGACCCCTTGGCGCGTACATCGCATAAAGGCGATGGCAGGTTTTGTGCTGAACTTTACCCCATGACGAAGGAAGAATTTGAGGACAAATTCGGCGCGGATGCGTTGGAGGGTATGAAGTTTACGCGGTCTCTATCCGGTTTTGATTGGTCATTTCAAAACGAACAAGAAGAAATTGTCTTGGTTTGTGACTATTACGAAAAACAAAACAAAAAGGAAACCATCCTTAAATTAACCAATGGGCATTCGGTTACCGCTAAAGAATACGAAAGGTTTTTAGCCGAATGGGAAGAAAGGGGAATGATTGAACAACCCCCCGCGGTGGTTAAAAAAAGAAAGACGATGGTTGAAAAAATCGTGCGTTATCGGTTTTGTGAAAGCATGTTATTGGATGTCACCGAAACCGATTACAAATACTTACCCTTGGTATTTGTCGATGGCAATAGCGTGAATCTAAAAGAGGGTGGCTCGTACATGCAGATGACGCGCCCTTATGTCTACCATGCTATGGGGATACAGCGGCTTAAGAATTTAGCCGGTCAATCGCTTGGCAATGAACTTGAAAATACTATCCAGCATAAATTTATCGTCGCCGTTGAGTCCGTTCCTGAAAAGTACTTAAACGCTTATCAGAATGTCCAAAAAGCCGATACGTTAATGTACAAGCACTTTTTAGATAGTAAAAACCCCGATGTCGTCCTACCCCCTCCTCGTGAGGTCATGCGCACCCCTATACCGCCTCAAATTGCCGAAACCTTTCGTATGTCGGATGAGATGACACAAATTATCTTGGGGAGTTATGACGGTGCAGCCGGACAAAATAACGGTCAGATGTCAGGGATTGCTTTTGCTCGCAGTGCCATACAAAGCAATAACGCCTCTGTGCCTTTCATTGTTGGCTATATCAAAGGGCTTAATCGGGTGGCTCAAATCATCGTTGATTTGATTCCTAAATACTATCGAACCCCCCGCAGTCTTCCGGTTTTGTTGCCAGATGGTAAGCGTGAATACTTTGAAATCAATAAAAAAGGGTCGTTGTATATGGATTACGACCCTAACAATCTGCAAGTTAAAGTTGAAACAGGCGTTAATTTTGCCATGCAAAAGGAAATTGCCTTACAAACCATTGTCAGCCTTAGCCAGACGATGCCAAGTTTTGGTCAGTTCTTTAGCCAAAAAGGACTTCAAACCCTCCTTGATAATATCGAAATCCGCGGTATTGATGACTTAAAAGAAAAAGCCGTGGAATACGAGAAAGAACAAGCGCAAATGCAACAAATGCAGCAACAAATGCAAATGAAGCAGATACAGCAACAAGCGCAGCAACAAGCCATGGCAATGCAGCAAGCCCAAAAAGAATTGCAATCACCTACGCAAGCGCAGATTGAAATTATGGCAATTCAAGAAAAAGCCCGTATTGATGCGGCAAATCTTGAAATTAAAGAGCGTGATTCGGAAACAAAATTCCTGGATGTGATGAGCAAAATACGCAATGCAGACGTTCAAAATGAGCTAAAAATGGCAGAAATTGACGCAGAAAATACCAGGACAGCCGTTGAACATACGCTAAATGTCAGCAAACACCTACACGAAATGAAAGGAGACGTTACCCATGAAGGACAATAAAAAGTGGATTCAAGGCGCAGACATAAAAAAAGGCGCATTACGCAAAAAGTTAGGGGTTAAAGACGGTCAAGACATTCCAGCCGCTAAGCTTAAAAAAGCTGAACATAGTAAAAATCCAAAAACGCGCAAACAAGCCGTTTTGGCTGAGACGTTTAAAAAAATGCGTAAATAAGGATAATTTACATGGATAAAAGTTTTGGTGAATGGATAAGACGCTATCAAAGGGAAGGCTACAATGATAAAGAAAGTCTTGAAAAGGCTTATAGAACCATGTATCCACCACCCCCACCAAAAATAGGAAAAATCAAAAAAAAGAAAATAGACCAGATAGGTAAATAACTATGGCAATAGGATATCAAAAGCCATCACAAGGTATTTTAAATCACTTTAAAACTGCAAGGAGCATACCGATGCCACTCGTCAAAGGAGCAAAAGCCAGAACCAAACAAGGGTTTTCAAAGAATGTGAAAGCAGAAATAAAAGCAGGGAAGCCACAAAAACAAGCGGTTGCTATTGCATACAGCCAAGCCGGTGAAAATAAAAAGCCTAAAAAAAAGAAATTTTGGAAAGATTAACCCCACTAACTAAGGAGATAAGACGATGAAACGTAAGGAAAAAGGCAACAAAAGAAAAGAAAATCATAGCGATATCAGAGAAGATAAAAAATTAATCAAAAAAATGGTTAAAAAAGGCTCTATTAAATAAAAAGACACTTGATTTTTTTAAAAAAAGCGATAGGTTAAGGTTTGTATCTTTGCACGGAAGCAATGGATACAAACCAAAGCAGGAAAATGACCAAGCATTTTAATTCTTGGGTATCTACGCACCCATGCGGAAAAATGGGCGAACTCATCGAAACGAGGTTTTACCGCCATCACGCGGGTCAACAGTGACACATCATGGAAGATGTAACATGGAAGAGACCAATCAAGTTATCGAAAATGCTGTAGATAATTCTCACGTTGCGCCTGAGAGCGAGAAAATGATTTCTCAATCACAGGTCGACAAGATTATTAAGCATAAAAC